CGACCCTGCCGTGATCGCGGCCACCGTTACCACCGTAACAGTCGAGGAGGAGATCCATTTTTACCAGGCCGGCACGGATATAGAAGTCTATCCCGATACGCTCACCTTGAGCGGCGGGACTGTGACTGCCTCCTTCCCCCGTGCGCGGCTCGTCAAGGAAGCGGATCAGGATAATCCAGATACCGGGCTGGCTTATGCCGATACGAGCGGCTCAGGGCCGTTTGTGCAGGAACTTGACATCAAAAGAGTGTACACAGACTCCACCGACGTGGGCGAGTTTGTGTTCCCCCTGGGCGAAGATTGCCTGCCCGATTGCACAGAAGATGTGGAACCTGCTTGTGGGTATATCCGCTCCAATGAAAGCGGCGTGGTTACGTTGTTGCCGTCCGCGACTGGGACTTGCGTCTGGCGAGGCGCATCGGAAATCAGGATCAACTACTGCGCCGGCCTGCCGTTGAGTCTGACTGCGGAGGATGCGATTATCCACCTGGCACATGCGCTCATGGCGATCATGCCCTGTGAAGGCTGCGATCCGATCATGATGTTGTGGAAGCAGGATCGAAGCATTCCCGAACAGATTACCAATGAACGTGCCAATGGACTCTTCGGCGTGTCGGAAGGCGCGTGGCGCGCGTGGATTTACGCAACCAAGAACAGGCATTATCGAATGAGCTTTATTTAGGATTAATCATTATGGCCCGTGCTGTATTCAAAACGATCATCCCCAAGCTACTCCCGCAAAAGGTGTTTGACGACGCCTTTGAGAAAGCCTCGCGTGAAATGGAGAAGGATGTGAAGGGCGCTTTTGAAGACTCTACCAGCGCCTGGAAGCACAAGCCGACTTGGAGAGGCTACGTCCGTATCGAGTCCACCAGCATCTATATTTCCGTCGGCACGCAAGACGAGATCTTCAAATTTGTGGATGAAGGCACGGTCGCTCATATCATCCGCCCGGTGACTGCAAAAGTTTTGCATTGGGTGGATGTGTCCACGGGCGAGGATCATTTTGCCAAAGAAGTCCATCACCCAGGTACGAAGGCGCAACACATCAGTAAAGACATTCACGATATTTGGTCTGGCGGACTCATGGCTGATTATTTCGATAAATATCTGGTGCAGGCGATACAAGCATCAGGACATGCCATATGAAAAAAATACAAGGCTCAAAGACTTTCGTCACCACCATCCGCACAAAGGGCAACTCTGCACTCGTGCAGTACGTGGACGATGGTGTTCTCACAAGAAAATATGTGCCGGCGGCGAAAGTTTCTGACGGCCTCGTGCCTGATGAAGTGCTCGAGCAGGGAATCGCTTATGGGTATCCCTGGGAAGAAGTTGAATTGGAATTCGACTCCCATCAATTGGCCGACGAAATGCACCAGGTTGATTTATGGACGGTGGAAGAAGTCCTACGAAATCCACAAAAAGTACAGGCGGCACTTAACGCCATACTTGCAAATGGTTTATCAAAAATTCTCGATATAGCAAGAAATGAAAAAAAAGGAGTAAAACCACATGGCTAATACAAAATCTTTAACCACAAGGCAAGGAGCTTTATGGGTCCAGCCCGACGGGCCCAACACTGAAGTACATTTCCTCGGGTGTCATGATCTCGGCGATATCTCGGAGAAGGCTGGCAGTATTGACCTGCTCCGCTGTATGGACAAAAAAGGCGGCTGGCGCACGGTTGGCGCGACTCAGGCCCCCCCCGATGCTGTCAGCACGTCCATTGAAAACATGACCTTCGCGGTGCGCGATTGGCTTGAAAAGATCAATTGCGAATTTACGTTGTACTCTCTTCATCGTGTCGGCGGCGAACCTGACATATTCACGAACTATGTCCGTGCCATCGCCCTCAATAATGCACGCATCACCAACCTCACCGATAAATCCATCGTGCATCATGAAGAGGAAAAAGGATCGACCCAAAGCCGCGACATCGAAGCCTGGCCGCCTGTGATCCGCACTGGCGCGTTAACCGCACGGCGCGAAACGACCAGCGAAACGATGGCGCTTAATGACGTGCATACCTATTCCCCACTGGACTGCGAAGACCGAGTCAACCCCGGTGATAAGGTAATCGCAACAGCCGACGCCTCAGGTTACACGGGCAACGTACAACAGACTCTCGATGCGGGAGTCAATTGGGCGGCACTCGCTGCCGATCCGTTCGCATCAGGCAAGAACAGCATGAGCGGTGTTGCCTTCCCGATCTCAGATACCGTCACCCGTTTGTTGGTTGCGAAAGAAACGCCTGTCGGCGCTCAAGGTCAGGTGGCTTACAGCGACGATAATGGCGCAACATGGACTCTTGTGTCCATTGGCGGCGCAACCGCGGCTCATGGCGCGGTGGATAGCGGCGCACTCTTTGCACTCGATCAAGGTCACATCTGGCTTGCTTCCGCAAAAGGCTACATCTATTTTTCATCTGATGGTGGTGTGACCTGGACTGCGCAGACAGCGGGAACGTTGACCGTGCTCGACGTTCGCTGTGTTGCTTTTGCCGATGAAAATTACGGCATGGCGGGATGCAGCACTGACATCCTGCTTGCGACCTCCGACGGGGGCACGACCTGGGCGCTGGTAACTGTACTTGGTACGGGTGATGATATTTATTGCATCGCCCCCTCCGGTGATTTCTGGTGGGTCGGCACATCAGGCGGTGAGATGTACTACAGCCGCGATCAAGGCACAACCTGGACTCAACGTTCCTTCAGCGGCTCCGGCGTTGGCAGCGTTGATGATATTGCCTGGGCAAATGAGCTCGTTGGATATGCCCTCTACAATACCGCCGCGCCTTTGGGATCGATCCTCGTGACGATCAACGGTGGCTATTCTTGGAAAGCCATCACGACCCCGGCTAATAATGGTTTGAACGCCCTGACCATCGCCGACACCAGCACGTTGTACGCTGTCGGCGAAGTGGAAGGCGGAACCGCCGTAATTATCAAGACGACCTGGGATTGATCCCATGACCACGTCGGACGATAACAAAACATTTTGCTCCTCCAAGGGAGTCATACTTACCCTTACCCCGGTATCGCAGTTCAAGATCGATGCTGTGCGCACATCGAAAGAAGAGATTTCCGTCCCCACCTATGAAATGAAGGTGGTGGGGGGGGAGTCTTTCAGCCATCCGATGGATGAAGAGATCGCCAAAAATCAAGGCCGGCTGGATGAATGGGATGCCTATCTCGCAAAGAAAAAGGCACTCGATGCTGAACGCACCAAAAACTTTACCGAGCTTCTGATCTGGGAAGGCGTGTGTGTAGAAGTCCCCGGCATTGAAAGCTCCTGGCAAAAAGAGTGTGAGCACTTCGGCCTCAGCATTCCAGAAGAACCTATTGCGAGAAAACTTTTCTACGTCTTCAACGAGTTAGTCGGCACGGGTGAAGATCTCAGCATTCTCATCTCACAAATTCTTTCGGTGAGTCAAATCGATCAGGAGGTCGTGGATAGAATCCGAGCCTCCTTTCGGACTTCGTTATCAAGGAAAGCCGATAGCCGACTGCCCCCAAAACAAAGGAAAGTGGACAAGCCAGAGCCAAACCTACAACGATCTTGATGTCGCTCATTTTTGGGGGTTGAAACCTTCAGAGTTTTGGGAGTCGTCCATCGAAGACAAGATTTACATGACCGCCAAGATGCTGGCTCATTATGAAATACGAGCCGTGGAAGAATACGAGATGCAAAAGGAAATTGAAAGGGAGCGTAATCGAAGCGGCAGGCGATAAGGTGAAATTCTAAATGGCAGACAATGAAATTGGGTTACAGGCTATCTTTGAGAATGAGCAATTCCAACAAGGAATTGCAGAATATAACTCGTCTGTAAAGGATGCTTCCTCGAATACCGAATCGGGCGCCAGCACTATGTCAGCTGCGTTCGATGGTCTCTCAGCAGTCGGTGCAATCGCTTTTACAGCCATCGGCGCGGGCATCGCGGCCATGACAGCCGAACTCTATCTCGCGGTCGATGCCGCTATGGAAACAGAGCAGGTTATGGCGCGTATGGAGTTTGTAGTGGGAAATGTTGGAGATAGGACAGGAGTCACAACTGAAGACGTACTCGCCCTGGCCGATTCCCTTTCTCAAATTCTACCGATCGATGATGAAATAATTACATCCGCAATCACAATGGGGTTAACTTTCGACGGAGTCACAAAAGATAATATCGAGCCGTTGATCGCCGCCGCTGCCGATCTTGCCACGTGGACCGGCAAAGACTTACCGGCCACGATGAAAGAGCTATCGATGGCAATCTCCGATCCTGATAAAGCCATGCGGCTCTTGCGTGATGCAAATATTACCCTGACCGATGCGGAGATGAAAACCTTGAAGGCTTTCAAGGATACGGGCGACACTGCCGGCGCGACTACCTTCCTACTGAATGAATTGAAAGAGAAAGGCATTATCGGTTTAGGGGAAGCAATGGGAGAGACTGCCCAGGGCAAGATGACGATCATGCAAACTGCACTCGGAAATATACAAGAAGCTCTTGGCGGCGGATTACTCAATGCCCTCTCTGGCGTATTTGACCGCATTACCGTCTTTGCAAACGATCCGCAGACAGTGACTTTCTTTACCGACTTGGGAGTCAAGATCGGAGATTTCGCCGAGAAAATGATCGCCCGCCTGCCTGACATTATCACCTCGATTGAGAGCGTGGTGACATGGCTGTCCAATAACAAACCTATTATTGCCGGCGTTCTGGCTGCCATCGGAGTCGCCATGCTTGCTTTCGGGTACACTGCCGCCGCTGCTGGAATCGCGGCAATGGCTGGTTTATGGCCCGTCATTGCAGTCATGGCGGCTGTGGGTGCGGCAGTTGCACTGCTTTATAAAGCCTGGACTGAAAACTGGGGAGGCATTCAGCAAAAGACCGCCAAACTTTGGGCACAACTCAAACCCATGTTTGACAAACTGCAAGTTTGGCTTGCTGTAAATATTCCCAAAGCGCTGAAAGTATTATCCGACTTCTGGACAAAGACTCTATTACCCGCAATGCAGACAGTCTTTGAATGGATCGTAAATAATGCCTTTCCGATCATCGAAGAGTTGATTGCATGGTTGGAAGAAAATCTGCCGCGCGCCATCAAGACACTGAGCGACTTCTGGACAAAGACCCTGCTACCCGCAATAAAAGCCGTCGGCGATTTTATCGATAATGTCCTGATCCCGATCCTCACAGTACTAAGGGATTGGTTAGAAACCTATCTTGCCAATGCCTTGAACACATTAAGCGCCCTCTGGACAAATATCCTGCTCCCTGCAATGACCGCCGTTTACAACTTTATCACTACAATTTTGATCCCGGCATTCAATGCGATTGCTACAGTCATCAGCGGCGTGTTGACCGCTGCAATCACTACCTTATCCGCCGTCTGGACTGGCGTTCTGCTCCCCGCAATTACGGCAGTCTATAACTTCATTCAAAACTTTATCATGCCCGTGTTCAATGCGGTTGCGAACCTGATGGATGCGGTGGTAGGACTGGCGGTTAGAGTGCTGGCCGGCCTATGGCAAAACGTGCTCTTGCCCGCACTTTCCGCCGTGTGGGGTTTTATTCAAAACAACATTATTTCTGTATTCAATACAGTAGCCAGCGTGATCAGTGGTGTGTTATCCAGTGCCATTACCGCCCTTTCAAATTTATGGACAAACGTTCTATTACCAGCTATTACGAGGGTGCGTGATGCGCTGGAGCCTCTGGCGTCGTTCCTAAGTGGAGTATTACAAAGTGCTTTCGAGGGGATTCGGGACATCATCCAATGGGTGATCGATAAGATCAATGCGTTGGCGGATGCGATTAGCAACATTGTCCTTCCGCCCTGGCTTACTCCTGGTTCTCCAACTCCGTTCGAGATGGGGTTACGCGGGATCAATGCAGAGCTGGCAAAACTTGCGCGCGCATCCCTGCCGGCGATACAACATCAAATGAATCTTTTAGCAACTGTGCGGGACGTCCCTTCCGCTTCCTCCCGATCAATGGGCGCTTCCATTTCCAATTCAAGCCAGCGAACCAGCAATTATCTTTATGGCACAAACTTTAATATACCCGGCCCGAGCGGAGTCATTGAAACACTTCAAGGCTTGAGCTAAAGGCGAAATGATATGAGACTCCTTCCGCATGCATTCAACGGATTCCTCTTTCAACAAAAAAATAAAACTGCAAGCGACTGGGCTATTCCTTATGATTGGTCCATCCAAGGTATTTCCACAAATACCATTCCGCGCTCGCAAAACTTCCCGTTATTTTCTGCAAAGAATTACGCGGGAAACATAAAAGTCATCATGGTTAATTTTAACGATGTGGATGCAGACAAAAACGATTTGATTATTGCGATGGATGTGCTTGGGGAAAATCAGCATCAATTGATCGGCTTGGATGAGTTTGGAAGATCGTGGTACGTCAATGCGGTCTGCATTGGAATCAATCAAGAGACAGTCGATAAAAGCACCGCCTCTTTCGGAGTCGTTTTTGAAATTGATGACATTATCTGGAAAAGGTATGTCCCATCTACTCAAACAATATTGGTCAATGTCACGGGCAATGACACGATCACACCGATAGGGAATCAGCCGGCGCTGCCGATCATCACCATCACGCCCACTGGCGCAGGTAGTTCTGGTTTCTTATACAAGCGATTTATTCAAATCATAAACAACAGTCCCAATGCCCTGACCTCGTATCCAATAGATATAACGAATGGCGGATTGGACACTGCGGCACTTGTGGCGGCTGGAAAAATGTTGGCTTCAGGAGACGATTTACGCATCTTTGTTGATGGTGCGGAGGTGAAGCGCT